TCGCGGTCAGCACCGCGCGGCGATCGCGCTCGCGCTCCTCGCGGATTGCGGCCCACTCCTCGGCGCGCTTGGCCTCCTTGAGCTGCGCCTCGCGCGCGAGCTTCTCGCGGTCGACCAGCACGACGCGGCGCGGCTCTGGCTGCGCGTCGTAGAACCGAAGGAACTTGCCGGGGATGAACCGCCGCTTGGGGCCGCCGTCCGCAAGACCGTACTCGTTGAGCGCGGCCATCGCGCGCAGGAAGTCCAGCCCGGCGCAACGCTGCATGAAGAGCGTCTGAATTTCGGGGTCGTCGTCGCCGCCACGGAACAGCGCGTTCGCGCGCGCGCGCAACTGGATCAGCTCGTCCTTGGTCATGTCGGTTCGCTCCTTCTGCGGCGCTCATGCGCCACGAACTGCGATACGGGTCCGTATCGCTCTCCTTAGACAGACACACACACATATGTGTGTGTGTGTCGGGAGTCGCTGTGCGGTGTCACCGAATGGACACGCGCTGTGCGCGACGACCACTTGTTGTGGTGGGGGGGTTTTAGGGGGGGAGGATTCCGTCTGTCAAGGGGGGAAAGACGGCCGATTTCCGATTATGCATGAGATCGGTGGATATGCAAAGGCGGCGACGGCCAACGCAGCCGCCGCCGCCCGAGTCGAAGTTGAGATCATCGTCCCCATTCGCGCTCGCGCGCGCGATAGGCGATGAGCAGCCGCAGCGCGCGGCGCGCCAGCTCGAACCGCGTCAACGGCTCGATGCCCTCCCAGCGCACCTCCCGCCGGAGGACCGTGCGGGCCGAGCAGCCGACCGCGCGGCCGAGCGCGCGACGGCTGGGCCGCAGGTGGTTCGGCATCAGGTCGAGCGTGATGCCGACCTCGGCGAGCCGACGCACCTCCAGCGAGAGCTGCACGTCGGCGCGGATGATCCGCGCTATGCGGATCGCCTCGTCAAGGTCGACCGCGTGGAAGATGGCCGGGTCTTCCTGCTCGATGTCGAGGAGCGATCGCATCGCGTGGACGGATGCCTCGTCCACCCGCTCATCCATGACCCACCTCCGCGATTCGGTCGATGACCCGCTTGCCCGCGCTGTTCGTCGTGTAGGTCGCCTCCATCGCGACCTTGAAGGCCAGGCTCGCCTCGATCGACTCGGCCAACGTGGCGTCGATGACCGCGTACGGCCGCTCGTCGCCGTCCACGTCGACGCGGTGTACGAACCCCTTCTGCGTCGCGACCTTGGCGATCCTCGTCTTGGCCGCGGTGAGCAGGACCGTCGATGGCGGCATCGGCGTCGGCGCGTCCGATCCGCCGTCGATCGGGATTTCGACGGGCGCGGCTGGCGGCGTCGGCACGGGCGACAGGAGCCGCTCCGTGTCCGCGCGGCGCTCCTCGCGCGTCGGCGCTGCTGGCAGCGCCTTGCGCGGCGACGGCGGCGGCGGCGCGTCCTCCGTGATCTCCGTCTCCCCGTGGGCCTCGACGTACACGGGCGCGGCCCCGAGCGCGTCGGGGCAGTGCGTCTTGTAGCCCGCGCTGATGCACCGCGCGAACAGCATCGCGCGCGTGTACTTGCGCCAGTTGTCACCGCCAAGCCCGGCCCGCTTGGCATCCTCGACCGAGAACGAGGACGAGCCGATCTTCTGGCCGCCTGAGTAGAAGTCGATCGTGCAGACCGTGTCGTCCGACTGCACCACGCGGTAGTCGTACTTTCCGCTCCGCTTGATCGCCGCGGCCATGAGGTTCGAGGACAAGACGGCCTTGCCCTTGATGATGTGCAGCCCGCTCATCGCATCGAAATCCCCGATGCCAAGTCCGCGGCCGATGATGATCTTGGTCGCGGCCGCCGCCTCCGACTGGATGTCGGGGAACATTCCCGACGCGCGGAAGATCTGCGCCGTGGTCATCGGGTCGAGCTGCGCGCCGTGTCGTACCAGGTCACTCATCGGAGCCACCTCCGATCAGCGAGGCGATGAGTCCCGGCACGACGAGCGCGCCCACGAAAACGAGAGGTGTCAGGTCGATGTCTGGCATGGCTGCTCCATTCTGCCGCTCCTGCGGCATGGGGTATGACAGAATGTCATACCCCCGCATCATCGGCGCGATCGACGCCGAGTCAACAGGCATTCCCGCAGATTTCCCAAAATCCCCGTGTTCGCGCCGAGCGGTGCGTGATAACGTCCTCGACATGGATGACGAGCGCGGGATTCCAAGCAAAATGAAGGCGCGACGCGTGCGCGTCCACGTCACCACCACACTCGCCTACATCCAGCGGATCAGGCTACCGCGCGACGCGGCGCGGTGCAGGTCGATAGACGAAATCTCTTGGCGCTCGCTCGACCTCTACACGATCGCGCTCGACCTGTGCGAGGACGACGGCACGCGCGAACTGGTCGCTCAGGCGCGCGGAACGATCATCAGGCGGCTCATGTGATGAGCGTGTCGCTGATCGTCTCGGTGCTGGCGTAGTTAGCCGGGAGCGAAAGGCCGCGGTGGTACATGTCGAACAGGCGGTCGAAGGCGCGCACGAACTCGCCCTCGTTGTTGTTGGTGAATCCGAATCGGCCGTTGTCGTCGATGACCCAGTCCGTCGAACCCGCGACAAGTCCCATCGCCTGACCGCCCGGCGCGATCGGGATCAGCTCCGCAAGAACGATCTCGTCTATGTAGACCGACGCGGTCGCAATCGTCGTGGTGGACTCCAGGTGGATGTACATATCGCGCGGCATCGCGCGCGGAGTCCGAAGCGTCAGCGTGTAGAGCGCCATCGACGTCGTGAACGACGCGACGTTGTACGAGAAGAGGAAGTTCGCGCTCGGCGAGGTGAAGTCGCCGCTGTCCATGATCGTTCCAGACGCGTTCTTGATCGAGATACGGATGTTGCCTGTGGCCGTCGCGTCCTTCTTGGCGGCGAACGCGATGACGTACGGCCTGTCGGGCCGCAGCCGCGCCGCCGTGCCCGTCGCGCTCCCGAACTGCTGGCGGATGTCGAACAGCGTGCCCGTGCCGTGGATCAGCTTGAGCGACTTCGCGCCGCGCCAGAAGTTGCCCGCGCCCGTCTCCGTCGAGAAGTGCGTGCCAGCCGTGCCAGTGACGATCGACCACTGGTCGGGCAGGTTCGACGTCTGGTCCTCAAGATCGCCGTTCGTCAGGATGTTCTGACCGATCGGACCCGCGTCGATGCCCGCGCTGATGCAGTTCACGCGGATCGTCTTGCCGCTCCCGCCCGGGAATCGGTAGTCGAGGCCGCTGTACATCGGCTGGCCGCGAAGTTCGAACAGTTCGCCGCCGCGCGTGATCCCGCCCGACTGCGCGTCCTGTATGCAGCGCGCCTCCACGATCTCGCTGCGGATGTTCGGGTAGTCGTTGGTCGACTTGAGAAGCGTGTCGGGCGCTTCCGTGTTGTAGACGAACACGCCGTTGCCCGTGTTCGACGCGCCGTACGAGGCGCTCGTCTTGTTGACGGTCGTTCCGTTGACCGTCTTGGAATCCTTGTCCATCTCGCGGATGAGCCACACCAGCGCGTCGTCGATCGTCTTCGTCCGCATCACGTTCGTGGAGGACGAAGGCGACGCCATCGCCTCGGTCCAGCACATCTCCACGATCGTCTTCTCCGCGGCCGCGCGGATGTCGGACAGGATGCCGCCCGCCTCCTGTATGCGCGGCTCGATGCCAGCGGAGAGCGCGTCGATCATCCACGCGTCCGCGCTGGAATAGGTCGTCTGCACGTCGGCGAGCAGCGTCTTGAGATTGTTCTGATGGGTGCGGACCTGATCCATCATCTCGACAAGGGTGCCGAGACGCGTGAAAAGTCCGTTGGTTCCGTCGTAGGTGAGCGCCATGCGTCAGTCCTTTCGTGGTTCATCGGTGAACGGCATCGCCGCGTTCAGCGCGGCGCGTCGCTTCGTGCAGCCGAAGCACGGCGGAAGCACCTTGTGGATGCCAGTGGAGTCGAGCGCGCGGTGGATCACGTCGCCGACGCCTCGCGGCGGCCCGGCGTAGGCCGCGCACGACGCGCAGCGCGCGTCGTCCGTCGCGCCGCGGTGGACCGGATGGACGCACTGCTGCGACAGGCGGAAGACGCATTTATCCAAACGACACCGTCCGTACGATCGTCTCGCGGAGCAGAAGGTCGCCAAGCGGCTGGCCCGTGAAGTCGAACTGAAGCTGGAACTCTGGCGAGCCGCCCGGCGTGTATAGCGTGCAGCCGTAGTTGCTCACGATCGGCCCGAGGTTCGTGATCGTCTCGGTGAACGGGATAGATGAGTTGTCGAAGTTTGCGAACGGCGGGCAAGTCGCGATCGAGAAGAGGCAGCAGTCTGGCGAGCTTGGGTCGCCTCCGACGCATGATCCGATCAGCACGCAGGTCGTCGGGACTGTCTCGCTCGTCGTGTCTGGATTCGGGATCGACGGATCGGGACACGTCAGTAACGTCACCGAAGTCTCGGTCGTCGTCGTATCGCCATCCTTCACATACCACGTCATCCCGACTCCCGTGAATCCCGCGGACGACACGCAGGCGATCCTGCCCGAGAAGCGCGCGGTTGTCGTCGCCTCGCTGACTATGTCGACGCGGCTGCGCGCGGGATCAGGGATGCAGCCCCACGGATTTCCGTCGCATGGTCCATAGGGGATGATGTCTAGCCCGCCTGCCGCCGACCACTGCTCCGTCCTCGTATACGACGTCCGCGTGATCTTGCCGACGTGCGGCTGGCCGGGTGCCGAGCGCGTGAACGTTCCCGTCAGAGTCTCGGAATACAGGTTGGTGTATGACGCGCCCCACGGCAGTATGGTAGTCGACGTGCTCACGCTATTGATCGTCAGCGTGATGACCGCGGGCGCGCACGCCTCCCACTCCGCGCAGTCCTGCCATCCCGGCTGGTCGCAGCAGCAGAGCAGCGCCGCCGCGTCGACCGTCACCGCTCGGCTCCGTACACCGTGACGCAGATTCGGTCGGCGTGGCTGGCGACCATGACCAGCCTGTCGCCGGGCGTCATCAGTATTCCCGCGTCGAACAGTACCGTCGTTGACTTCGCCTGCACTGAAAGATCGTAGTAGAGCGCGTTCGACGTCGACGCGTCCTCGCCCGGCCTGACGTGATGAAGGCGCACCGTCTCGTTCCCGGTGTGGACCGAAGTGATGAACACCGTGTCGACGCGCGCGGTCGAATCGGCTGGCACCTCGTACAGGGTCGTCGCCGTCGCCTTGGCGAGCGCGGCCCCGAGCCTGCGGTTGACATACGATCGGGCGTCTACGGGCTGGAACTGGGTGGGTAGGGTGGTCATTGGCAGCTAAAGGCGTAGCCGTTCGGCACCGCGAAGTGGAACGCAAACCACTTCGACGGCGACTGGATCGCGGTGACGACGGTCCCGACCTTGATGGATCGTCGCTCGGCGCTGCCGCCGGGGAGCACCGTACCAACGCCGATGTTGTTGAGGTTGTCGGACGGGTTCTCGCATCCGTTCATCAGTTGGTACTCGTACGAGCTGACGTCGCTCCACAGCGGCGCGGACCCTTGCCACGGGGTCGAGTCGACCATCCTCGCGCCGTAGGACCAAACGTCGGGCCTCGACGGACCCGGATAGACCGTCGTGATGCGGAACGTCGCGGCCGTCGTGCCCTTCGCGTTGAGGACGAGGTAGAAGAGCGCGCCGTCCGTTCGACGCCACGGCTTGAGCGCGACGACCGCGTTCACGAACGCGCCGCCGCCGGGCGCGCGCGCGGGATACGCGATGGGGTTTCCGTCGAAGCTGCTCGACAGCCCGTCAGGCAGAACGATCACGTTGAACGCCTCGTCGTACGCGATCTCCTGCCACGCCCAGTTCCCCGTGTCGCCTTCGGTCGAGATGAGCCGCGCAAGTATCACGTTGTCGCGCGGAAGCCGACGCGGCGCGCTCGACGCCGTCTGCTCCTCCACGAAGTCGAAGACCTCGTTGATGTGGCTGAAGTCGAGCTTGCCGACGCGGCCGGATGTGAAGCGTGGTAGGTCCATCAGTCCTGCAGGATGTAGTACTGGAGGTTCACCGTCGACGCGGCCGCCTTCGCGGTCGGGCTGTTCGTGCCGAGGCGGAACACCGCCGCCTCGCCAGCCTTCAGCTTCGCGAACGGCACGAAAGGCGAGGTGCCCGTTCCGATCTCGATCGCGTTCGTCGTGTCCGTGTTGCGGAAGTACGCGTAGCCCGCGGTCGTGACGCTGCCCATCGTGATGGCGGCCGCCGTCGTCGTGACGTTCTGCGCGCCGCCTGACGCGGTGCCGCCCGTCATGTCGACAAGAATCTGACCCGGCTCCTCGCGGTGGACAAGCTTGTTCTTCGCGACGTTCAGCTTCAAGTTGATCTGGATTTCGTTGGCCATCAGAAGTTCTCGCTCAGGAGGTTGAACTCGGCGTAGCCGGGATACGGCTGGAGCCAGTAGACGTTCTTCGCGCGCATGGTCAAGGCGGAGAACCTGATCGTCACGGGCTTCCCGTCCTGATCGCGCTCCGCGACCTGCACCATGTGGTACAGCGAGTCCTGCGCGAAGGAGTGAGTCAACGACACGCGGTCGACGCCGATTCGGCTCGCCTTCGCGCCCTTGTACAACACCTGCCCGATCGGAGCGCCTTGGAACGGCTGTAGGTTGCGACGCCCGCGCGCGACGCGGATCAGCTCAGACCTTTCGGGCAAGGACGCCATCGACACCGTCTCGGTGAACTCGATCGCGCCGAGGTAGTGGAGCCTCGACATCGGCTCGCCAGCCGAGTCGATCGACGTCCCGGCGCAGTTGGAGTCGGTGCCCTCGCCGATCGCGTTCCCGAACTCCGGGATGTTGAGTCCAGGGTCGATGCGGTAGACGTCGCGGAACTCGACCGCCCAGTCCACGCTGAACTGGGTGTATCCGATCTCCTGCGGCTGCTTGTCGAGAGGCTCGGAGTTCTCGTAGGAGAACTCGACCGTCCAGACGAAGTTGCTGCTCGGCTCGACCTTGATCGAATACGACTTGCAGTACAGCATCGGGTCGTCGGGGAACTGCGCGGCGACGTCGGGGAGAAGCGTCCCGCCGACAGACGTGCCGAACAGCGCGCGCACCGCGGCGGCGGTCTGAAGCGGCGCGGAGTCGTCCCAAATGGAAAACCGACGCGTCGCGCTGATCTTCCCCTCGTTCCACGATTCGTTGCGAGTTTCCGCTAGTTCGATCGCCGTCGCCATCAGTTGAACCCTCCGACGCCGTCCTTCAGCGAGTCGCGAATCTGCTCGATGCCCCGAATCAGGCGGTAGTCGTTCTCAAGCTTCTTCGACGCCGGGTACGCGTCGAACTTGAACGTGCCCAGCGCGGTCTGCGCGCTTCCGATCCCTGCGGTCTGCGCGGCTAGCCGCTCCTGCTCGAGCGCGGCGATCTCGCTCTTGGCCGCCTCCATGCGCGCGGCGCTCTCCTTCTCGACCATCGCGAGCCTGTCCTTCTCCTCCTCGGCGATGTTCTGCTTGTGGAGATAGAGACGGTACTCGTACTGCTGGCGGATGACCTGCTCCGCGTCCTCGATGGTCGCGCGCGCCGCGTCCTCCTCCTCGCGTCCGAGGCTTCCGAACAGCGCGGCCTGCATCGCGGGGTCTTCGTAGAGTTCCCTGCGCGCCTTGGCGACGGCGTCCTCCATCTCAAGACGGAGCGCCTCCTCCTCGTTGCCAGCCTTGCGGGCGGCGTCGACCTGCACCTGGAGGTTGAAGTCGGCGACCTCCTGATCCCGCTTGATCTGGCGGTTGCGGAGCTGGCCCATCATCTCAAACTCCGCGTCCTGCTTTGCCTTCAGCCGCGCCTGATCCTCCTTCGCCACGGCGGCCGCTGCGGCCTTGCGCTTGCGCTCGGATTCCTCAAACGCCTTCTCTTCCTGCTCGCGGTCGTAGGCGAATGCGAGGTCGATCCCCCGCTGCATCCGCGCTTCCAAAGAGCTGATCGTGCCGAACGCTCCGTCCGCGAGGTTCTCTCCGATCGCCTTGCCGAGGTCGTATGCCGCTCCGATGACAGGAAGGTTTCGGACGAGTTCCTCGACCGCCGCTCCGAGGGTCTTGTCCCCGCGGATTGCCGCGGACATCGACCGCATGACGTTGTCGGCCATGCCGAGGCCAAGCACGCTACCGAGCATCTTTCCGGCCTTCTGCTCGCTGAACTCGTCGCGCAGCTTGTTGCGCAATAACTCGCCCGTGCTGGTCGCCGTCGCGGCCGCGCTCTGCTTGACAGCCGTCATCGTGGCGTTGAACTGCGCCATCGACGCCGTCACCGCGATGTTGATCTCTCCTGCGTTCATCGTGCCCTCTCGACGTGACGTCTCATCCAGTCGTGTCTATCGGCGGTTCCGTCGCTGCCGTTCGCAGCGAGACGGAGGTGCTCCTCGAACTCGCCGCAGGTCAGGTCGAGCGGGTTGCCGAGTCCGGGCGCGGCGCGCGCGATCAGGTGCGCGAGCGCCATCCAGTCGCGCGGCGCTTCCGGAATCGCCGCGCCTACAGAGGGTTTGCCGCCGCGGCGGCCTCCTTGTACCTGTCGACGTCGACGCCGAGCGCGGCGATCGCGTGCATGGACGCATCGGAAATCTCGACGGCTGCGAGGAACGCCTCGGCGTCGTCGCAGCACGCCGCGAGGACCATCGCCGCGCCCGACAGGTTGAAGCAATGGAGGACCAGCGAAGATGCGCGCCGCGCCGCCTCGCGCGCGTCCTGCGCCACCTGCATCGCCTCCCTGTGCGGCATCCCCACCGCCTTCGCGTCGCGCAGGACTTCCGCGGCCTTGTCCTCCGTCAGCTGCTCCGAGAGCGCGATCCTCTCGCGCACGGTCAGCGGGCGAAGCGTGAAGGACCGATCACCAGCGTTTACCACCCACGGGGCCACACGGATCATCCCTGTCTCCTTCTCTTGAGAAACTCGGCAAAGGAATCGTCAGGCGCGACGACGCGCCTGTCGGACACGCGGCGGATCGACCACGAATCGACGTCGGCCATGCGCGCCTTCTCGGCCGCCAGCGCGTAGCCGACCGCCTGCTCCTCCGTGACGGTCCCCGGCGTGATGCGCCGCGTGCGGACGCGGCCGTCCATATAGGTGATCGACACCAGCCAGTCCGAATCGGACGGAGCAAAGGCATTCGCAACTTGACCGAGATGGGGCATCATGCTCAGACGAGCCAGGTCACGACGGGCGCAACACCGTCCGCGTTCGCGAAGTTGCAGGTGACGGTCGAGTCCGCGGTCTTGTCGACGTTGAACGCGAATCCGTTGAAGATGCAGTTGGCCGCGATGCGCGCGTCGTTCGTCGAGTCGTAGATCGTGAGCGTGAGCGCCTGCGTCGCGGTGTTCATCCAGATCATCGAGGTGAGCGCGGTCGTGGTCGACGCGGTCGAGTCGACGGCCGGGACGCCGGACAGCGAACCGGTGAGGTCGAGCATTCCGAGACGCTTGCGGCGGCCGGTGTCGGAGAAGCCAGTCAGCTCGCTCTCGACCCGGGAAAGGTTAGCCGCGAACGACCGCACCCGGAAAACGTTTCCGCTCGCTGGCATGGTCACGTTGCCGTCGTTTCCGATCACGAATGTGTCAATCGCCATGGTGTGTTCCTATCAGGGGTCGAAGGCGGTCAGCCTGTACGTCTCTGTCATCGTCCACGCGTCGTCCTCGAATGACGGCACGCCGCCCCCGGTCTTGACCGCGGAGACGCGGTCGAAGCCCGTCGCGCTCATGGTGGTCGAGAGCGCCGTCTCGATGTCCGCGGCGACCGTCCAGATGTCCGTCGTGCCCGCGTTCGCGTAGGCGATCACGAACTCGACCGTCATGTCGTAACGCTTGAGCGTGCCGAACATCGGCGTCACCACGGTCGAGGTGGCCGAGTAGACCATCATCGGCAGCGCCGCGTTCGACGGCCCCTCGTCTAAGTACATCCTGCCGCCGAGACGGTTGACCAGCGCGGTCGTCGCGTGCAGCCTCGTCTTGAGCGCGTCCATGATCGCCTTGGCCATCAGGCTTTCTCCGCGAAGGTTCGTTGGACCCACAACTTCACGATGCGAAGCGCCTGCGCGCCGACCGTCGCCACGGCTGGCCTGACGTACGGGCGCTGCGACAGGCCGCGCCGCCTGCTGCCGAACTCAAGCGCGCGCGCGTACTTGAGGTTCGACCCGTAGGTGAACCACATCCTGCTGGGCGCGATGTCGTAGGTCAGGACGGCGAACTCCTGCGTCGTGCCCTCGGACTTCTTGCCGAGCGGTGCGCGCACGCGGAACTTCTGGTCGGCGTTGCCAGCGATCGCCCACGACTGCCGCAGCCGTCCCGTATTGACGGCGGGCGGCTGGCCCGGCGACGAGGCCCGATGGAACCCGCGCGCGCGCAGGTTGCGGCCGCGCGCGCTGCCGCGCGAGACGCGGTACAGGCGGCCCGTGCCCGGCTTCGACAGCGTCGACCGCAGGAAGCGAGACAACTGGAGCTGCACGCCGAGCAGCCCGTTCGCGACGCCGCGGCGCATCGTCTCGTTGATCTTCTTCTCGTCTATGCGGACTGGGTCGCTCACAGCGTCACCCCCGGCTCCACCTCGACCGCGTCAACGACGGTCATCGTCAGGTGCGAAGCGGACTGCGCGGGCGACGTCTCGCCCGGGTTCGACGCACCCGTGACGCGCCAGTTCCGCACCGTGCCCGTGAAGCCGTCCCGCAGTTCGTCGTCTATGCGGACGTCGACCAGCCCCGACAGGTAGATCGTGCAGGACGTGCGCCCGCTCATCCTGCCTTGGAACACGTCGGAAGACTGCGCGCCCGGCTGGACGAACGCGCGGACCTCCGACTGGCGCGCGTAGGTGCGCGTCGTCTGGCCGTCCGTACCGAGTCCGATCGTCGGACGGTACAGGTACAGCGTCAGCCCGAATCGGTTTACCAGAGCCTCGATGCTCATCGAATCCTCTTGTACGGCCCGAGCAGCGATTCGATCTCCTTCGCCACCTCGTCGCCAGCGCGAAGCGAGTACGAGTACCCGCCGAGCGACTCGCTCGACACGCTCGCGTCCCGCGTACGGTCGCGAAAGAACTTGCCGACCACCATCAGCGTCGCCTGCTCGACGTCGGCAGGGATCGTCTCATAGCCGCCTCGGTAGTCGACAAGCACCGATCGGTACGACCGCATCGTCTGGCCGTAGACGATCCCGCTCTCCTCATCCAGTCCGTAGTCCGTAAAGAAGTCGGTGAACCCGTCGAGCAGGAACGCGCCCTGTCGGACGTCGCGCCCGGCCACGCGCGCGAGATAGCGGCTCGGCGCGTTCTTCACGGTCGATCCCGCGAAGCCAGCAACGAGGCTGACCTGCGCCGCCAGTTCCGTGATGGCGTCGTAGGTGTCAAGCGACAGCGCCGTCCGCGTCTCGACGCCCGCGCTCGTCCTGCGCGTCAACTGGAGCTCGCCGTTCGCGACCGACACCGCGGCGAGCGTGTCCGTCCCGTCCGTCGAGGACACGGACAGAACGCTTTCCTTGGTCACCGAGCAGAAGTAGATCGCCTGCACTGGCGGGTTCTTGAGAACGATCCTGTCCGCGCCGCCGTCGCGGAACTCGTAGTAGCGCGAAGCCTTGAACGTCCGGCCGCAGTGGCGGTCGACCCACGCGCTCGCGCGGTCGATGCACTGCTCAAGGATCGCGTCCGACGCCGCGCCCGTGATGCCGAGGAACGACTTCGCGTCAGGAAGCGTCGTGTGTGCCGTCGCGGATACCGCCATCGTGTCTCCTTCCCTTCTTCTTCGGCCTGACGCTCGGCGTGGTGGAATCCACGAACAGCGGCGCAGGCTCGGCCGCGCGCATCGCCAGCCCGCGGGAGACGAGCATCTGCGCGACCGTCTCCGTCGCGCTCACCACCGCGCCCGGGCGAAGCACGCGCCGCCCGACGCTCGGATCGGGCACCGCGCAGTTCCGCAGCACGATCAGAAGTTCTTGCATTCGGCTGGCCTCCCGTCGTCCTGGTACTTGGTGACGTACTGATGGATCGTCCGCAGGTCTTCGCCCGGCCACGTCACGATGAGCTGAAGATGTCCGATGCGGACGCGAGGCGTGACGCACAGGCGATTTCCAGACTCGGCGAACCGCTTCCAGAAGTAGATGTCATCGTCGGTCTTCTCGCCCGTCCAGCCACCCTCCGCGTTCGGGACGCCAAGGAACCAAGGCTTGGCCATCCGTCGCAGCGCGTCGGTGCGGATGAACGTGAGGCCGAAGTGCCCCGTCTCGCATGGGATCACCTGCCTGCGGAACTCCGTTGCCTCCACCCGCGTCATCCTCTTCCCGTCGCCGTCGACCATCGACAGAAGGCAGTGCTCGCGGTCGCGGCCGATCTGGAGCGGGAACAGCGCGTCCACGTCGGGATTCTGCTCCATGATCTGCCACATACGGACGATGTCTTCCGCGTCGAAGATCGAGTCGTAGTCGATCGTCAGGATGTACTTCCGCTTCTCGTCGGCGCAAATCTGCTCCATCATGCGCTGGAGCACCTGCCCCCAGAACACGCCGACTCCCTTGACGAAGTCGATCCCCAGTTTGGCGCAAGCGAGATGCGTCGCGCCCATCGTGTCCGTCCACGCGATGCGCGGCATCGACATGAGCGCCTGAACCTCGGTCATCGGGAACTTCGGGATCGGCGTCTTCACGCGCCGCGCGACCACGCGCAGCCAGTCGCCGTCCTCCCAGCGCGTCCCGTTGACGCCGCCCGCGATCTCCCACCCGGCAAGGCTCAAGACCTTCGCCAGCTTCTCGCGGTTCCAGATCGAGCGGTACTTGCCGCGCGCGAGGCAGATTTCCTCGACGCTCCCCGTCCCATCCTCGTAAGCCTTGACCGCCGCGTCAAAGTTCGGCACGTCGAAACGCGCCTCATCTCCATCCACCGACCGCGCCGCCGCGACCTCCTCGCCACTGACGGCCATCGCCAGAATATCGTTCGCATCCTTCATGGGTTCGCCTCCTGCCGTATGTATCGGCAGCAGCAGAATAGCGGCCCTGCGCGCTCGCGCGCGCAAGGCCGCCGGATGCGAAATGCCTTGGCGTCAGACCTGCGCGACGAATGCAGCGCCGATCTCGGACGCGGTCGTGCAGCCGTCCGCGGGGAGGCTGAGTTCCGCCATGATGATCGCCTCGGTGGTCGCGTGCGGCGTGAACAGGACGTTCAAGTACCGCTTGCGGCCGCGAAGATCGACGTCGTACACGATCTTGGCGAGCGCCGTGCTCTGCGTGGTGGTCACGGGCGTGAAGCCAGTGCCAGCCTGCGTCGCGGCGATGCTCGTCCAGTTGGTGCTGTTGTCGTCGTTCTCGCGGACCACGTTGTTCGTGGCGACCGTCGAGACGCCAGCGCTGGTGTTTCCGATGCAGTAGAGACGCGCGAAGGCGAATCCACGGGTGTCGATCGTCGCCGTGAGCTGGGACGCGTTGGTCGCGCTGATGGCTCCGATGACGAACTTGCTGTTCTGTCGCATTGTCGAGGTTCCTTCCTGTTGGCTGCCAGAGGGGGTCGGCGGATCGCTCCACCGACCCCCGGAGCAGGGGATTCAGTTCATCAGAGCGTCATCTTGACCATAGCGCCCGAGGCGGTCGAGCCGCCGACGTTCGCGCAAACGATGTCGAACCGCTCGGTGCCGCGCACCGCGATCTCGTCCTGCTCGAACGCGTTGAGCGCCGAGTCGGAGAACGCGATCGAGTTGGCCCGGCGGTCGCCGAAGTAGGCGGCCTGACGGAGGTCGCCGATGTACGCGAAGGTCGCGCCGCCAGACTCGCTGACGGGGATCACCTGCGCGAACTCGACCGGGTAGCCGAACCAGCGCGGAGCAGTCAGTCCGTTCGCGAACTCCGCGGCGGTCACGCCGCCAGCGGCGAGGGCGAGCCGCTCAAAGATCGCGTGATACGCGTTCTTGGAGCAGTAGACCTTGATGTTGTTGCGCTGCGCCGCCCAAGCGGGGAGCTTGCGGAGGCCCGCCGCGAGTTCGGCCGCGGTGACGCCCGCGTAGGTCGTCTGGCCGCCGTCCGACACCTGATAGGTGGCGTCGGTCAGCGCGTTCGCGAGGCCGACGATGCCGCCGTAGGTCGACGTGCCGTCGCCGTTGAAGCCGCAGTCGTCCTCCTTAAAGCTGAACGCGTACGCGATCTCACCAGCGATGTCGTCGCCGATGTTGATGACCGCATCCTCGTTCAGTTCGTTCGACACGGTCGTGAGCACGCCGAGCTTCTTCGCGGTGAGCTGCACCGAGTCGAAGACCTGCTGGCTCTCGGTGATGGCCGCGGCCTCGCCGACGAAGTACGCGTTCACGGTCGACGCGCGCTTGCTGAAGCGGAGCGTGTCGCTCGACATCGGCTTGATGGTCGCGTTGCGGCGGAAGACGCCGTACTGCTCGCGCAGGGTGATCAGCTCGTTGTCGAACTGCTCGGGGACGAGGAAGCCGCCCGCGCTGTTCACGCCCTCGCTGTGGCCCTTGGTGCGGATGAGCGAGAGGCCGTTGTCCTTGCAGAACTGCGCGGACTTCTGGTGACCCATCGCGGCAAGGCACCACGCGCCGAACTTGTAGGCGCTCTCCTTGCTCTTGAGGTTCTTGACCGAGCCGTAGACGCGGGCCGACTCCCACACGGGATTGGGCTTCGCGTCGAGATTCGCGTGAACCGCGAACTTCCGCTCGATCACTGCGTCGGCCAGAGTCTTGCGGACGTGCTTGGCGACGGCCTCCTCGGTGACGCCGTCGTTCTCGATCTCGGCCGGAGCGGCCGACTTCACGACGACGTCGAGGCTGTCGGGATCGACGGCCATGCCGGACTCGTCCACGATCATGTAGTTGTCGAGGATCAGCTTCTTCTGGGCGACGAGGCCCGGCTGTCCCTTGATCTTCCCGGCGCGCTCAAGCGCGGCGGCGAAGTCGCTGGTGTTCATGGTCTTCATGGGAAAACTTCCTGTCAGAAACGACTGGTGCTTTTCCTTACCGAACAAGGCTGCTTGCAGGCGACTCGCCGTAGGCTCTGCCGGACGGATCAGAGAAAGATGCGGCCCTGTGCGCGAGCGATCTCGCGACGAACCACCTCGTCAAGGTTGATCGGCGCGCGCTTCGTCGCGGTTGAGGGCACGCTGACGGTCACGACGGTTCGCCGCGGCGCGTCGACGCCGAACCACCGCTTCGCGGCGACGGGCGACATGATGCCCTTCTTCACCGCGGTGATGAGGGCGTCGGGGTTCGCCTGAAGCGGCGCGAGGCTCACCTCGAGCAGCTTCCAGCGCGAGTAGACGGTGTGCACGCGGTCGCCGTACTTGCGTCGATCGGCGTCGATCGCCTTGCGGACGCCGCCGTCCTCGGGGACGTAGCCGACGCTCACCGCGTTCACGATGCCTTGGCCGACGAGCGCGGCCGCGACCTCCGGGAAGAACTCGCCCTGATAGCCGTCCGGGCGCTGCGCGAACGTGAAGTCCCCGACGATCGTGGACTCCTTCCGCTTGAGTCCGTTGCATCGGCCCACTGGCTGCGCGTAGTCGTGGTTCCAGAAGAGCGTCGGGTTCCTGTCGAACTCGGTCGAGTTCATTCCCTGCGGGATCAGCACCTCGCCGTCGCGGTCGAGCGTCTCCGCGGTGATGACCGCGGTGAATCCTTTGGCGGTGCCCCTGAGTTCGGCGGTAAGCGCCTTGCGGGTGATGGTGTTCATTCGATTCCTGCCTCCCTGTTCAGTGCGCGGCGCGTCTCCTCGGCGATCGGCGAGGCCTCGATGTCGCGCGCGATCTGCTCCATCTCCGCGTCGAACGCTGGCTGCATGGAGCAGCGGCAGTTCGGATGCAGCGGCGGGCCGCTCACGTCCTCGAAGTCAAGGAGCATCTCCTTGTTCTTTCCTTCGGCATCAGGAACACCGAATAGCAGATCACCCTTTTGGAAGAACGGCTGATCGACAGGAACTGGCCTATTGCCGTACTGCTTCGCGGCGGCCTCGCAGAACTCGCACGGATCAGGCGCGAGCAGCCACGTCTTCCCAGTGACCATGCCAGTTGACTGCCACGCCTCGATCTCTGCGCTGCGCGCGGCGCGCGCGGCCTCGGTGCGGGCGACCGTGCGCGCGCGGTTCCACGAACCGTCCTGATCCTTCTGGCCCTCGGCCCAAGTCTGCACGCGGTCGGCAAGCTCGTCAACCGTCTCGCCGTTCTCAAGCCCAGTGCCGAGCACCTCGCGAACCTTGACGCTGGTCGTCTCGGTCACTCCCTGCGCGGTCTGCCGGGCGAGGCGGATCGACTCCGTCTCCGCGTACTTCGCGAGGTCTTCGCGCTCAAGGTCGAAGTCGACGTTCGTCGCGACCTTGGCGACGGTGTCGATGCCGATGGTCACGCCAGTCTGGATGGCCTCGCGCAGGTACGGCGCGAGCGCGTCGACCATCGCGCGCTGGTAGTTCCGCGACCGTAGCAGCCGCTCGGCCTGCGCGATGAGTTCGTCGGTCGGACGCTCGGACTTCGCGAGCGCATCGAGCAAGTCCTTCATCTGCTTGTCGAACACCTGCGACACGCCGCGGACCATGTCCTCCTCGGACTGGTTGATCTTTCGGCCCTCGGACTCTGCGCTCTTGGTCTGTATCCGATCGGATACAGAGCCTTCCCAGAGTGCCTTGTGAGAGACGCGCTTCGACTTGGCGCACCCGCAGCCGCAGAGCGCGTCCTTGCGCTCGACTGACTTCGCTCCGATCTGCTCTCCGCTTGTCGGCGCTTGCGGAGGAACGGCAGATGCGCCTTGTTGGATCGGGTTAAAGATGGACGCAATCGTCTCCGGCGAGATGGTCGGGAACGCAGCCGATGCGATGGACACCGCCGAATCCTTCGGAAGTTCGCCGAGCTGGATCGACTTCGCCAGATCGACAAGACTTGAAATCTGCGCCCCGTTGAGCGCGGTATCTGCGATTGCCTCTCCGGCGGGAACTGGCTGTTGTGCAGAAGATGGGCCTGCGACAGGCCGAGCAGGAGCGATCGGAGATGCGATGGGCGTCGGAACGCCACCAATCGGCTGCCCATTGACCATGAGTCGATCCGCATTCCTATCGTCGGAAGGCTCAAGACCCTCCTGCTGTCGCGCCTCGTTGGCGGTCAGGATGCCGCCCTGCACATACGAAAGCCGCTTGCCCGACTCCTGCACCTCGTCGCGCTTGACGGGGTTGTCGTAGGCTAGGAACGCGTCGTCCTCGATGCCGAACAGGGGAAGAAGCGACTGGTTCAGCACCTCTTCGTCCATGCGGCACGCGGGCAGGATGGTCGTCTCCTTCCAAGATGCGAAGCCCACCGTCGCGCTGGCGAGGTTCGGGTCGTTCGCGCGCAGCATCGAGACGGGCACGCCGAAGATCGCGGCGATCTCCTCAACGATCTCCTCGCGGCCCTCCAAGTCCTTCGGCGGGAACGACAGCGGCTTCAGGTCGACGTCGCCGGTCACGGCGAGGAACTTGCCAGTGCGCTGCGTGCCGCGGACCTTGTTCTCCACCTCCGCGGTGAACCTGTCGAGTTCGGCCTCGCTCGCGTTGCCCTTGATGACGGCGAGGTAGTCTGGACGGCTCTTGTTCTTGAAGAAGAAGTAGTCCATCTCGTGCAGCGCCTCGTTGGAGGTCACCGCACCCCACGCGGCCTCGACCTTGCCGAGGCCGTAGTACATATCGCGCGGGTTCGGGTACTTGAAGTGGATCACCTCGTCAGGCGCGAAGTCGACTTTCTGCGGGTCGGTCGGCCCGTATCGGTAGCCCTTGATGAACGGCTCTCCGCGCGCGCCTTCGCCCGGCACGATCTCCGTCCACTGGCTAGGCATCGTCCACAGTTCGGCAGGCACGCCGAGACGGCGGTCGATCACCGGGTGGACATAGGCGTTGCCAGTGAGTTCAAGGTAAAGCACGCGCAGGACGGTCGCGTCGAAGCCGTTCTGGTAGGGGTTGACCCGCGCGAGAAGGTCGAGCAGCGGGTGCCTGTCGGTGACGGCTTCGTAGTCGTCGCCGAACTCCGCGGCCTTCGACATCGCGAACCGCGATGGGAGCTGCGCGAGGTCGCCGGACAGATACGCCTTCGTTCGGCGATCCGTCCTGCGCGTGTTCCAGAGCTTCGCGCCAGCGCCGCGCGACCTGACGTACAGCCGAAGCGGCTGCGACGCGACGGCGATCGCGTTCAGCCGAGCCGCGGCATAGACCCAAGACGAGCAGTAGCGCACCGCCGCCTGATGGCTGAAGTCGGGACGCTTCACGTCCCGGCCGAGGAAGGTCATTCCGCTCGCGCTGGTGAACTTCGGCGGCACGTCGTCGGTGAACGCCGCCTTGGTGAATGCCGCCTTGAGTCGTTGGATCAGCGTCATATGGCTCTCGTCAGGAACGGCTTCCGCGCGCGCCTTGCGTGGACGGCGAGCGCGAGCGCGCACACTCCGTCATCGTGTCCCGCCGTCGCCTCGTACGAGACGTGCTTCCCCGAGTATCGGTATCCGAAGCCCTCCAGTTCCGAGCGCAGCCACCCGTCTGGGAACCGAATCTCCATCGTCTGCACCGCGATCTGGAGTCCTTCCATCAACTGCTGCTTCGACTGCGAAGTGAACTTGAAGCCATCGACGCGACGGCAGACGCGCTTCAAGTCCTCCACGATCGGGTCGCCGACGCCCGTCGAGTCGATCTGCGCGGGCGCTTCGCGGATGATCTTGGCGAGCTTCTCCCGCGTGAGCGCCCAAGGTCCCTGCCATCGGTCGAGCATCGCGACCGCGCCGTCCGCGTCGAGTCCGACGATGACCGTGAAGTCCTGGCTTTTCGCGAGGTCGACGCCGTAGACCTCGGCGGGTCGCGTCGAGAGCGGCCCGATGCACTGGCGCAGCGCGTCGAGTCCGAAAGGATTGCCGCCGTCCTCGGCTGGCACTCCCTCGTACTCCTGCGCGAAGACTTCGGGCGGCAGCGACCGCCGCGCCGCCTCGACCTCGTCCGGGTCAATGTGCGGATTCTGGCGCGTTCCGATGCGAAAGGCACGCATCGTGCCAGTAGTGTCACCTTCCGCCTCAGTGAACAGGCGGTGGAAATCTCCCGTCCCCTTCGGCGTGCCGAGGAAGAGCGCACTGCCCTTGCGGTCGGCGAGGGTCGGCCGCGCCGCGTTGCGCCACCATTCAAGGAGGTGCGGGACGAACCCGGCCTCGTCCACGACGATCAGGTCGTAGTCTCGGCCTCGGCCCGCGTCGACATCCTCAAGCGACCAGAAGTCGATGACGCCGCCTGTCTTGACTTCGATCCGCTTCTCGACGCGATCCATGCGCGCGGTCACGGGCGCGAGCGCGCGCTCGATGTCGCGCATGGGGTCGGCGAGGTACTTGTAGGTCGGCGCGAACCAGCCGACCTTGCGTCGGTTGATGGCGGCGCGCTGCGCCTTGACCTTGCCGTAGGTGGTCTTGCCCCAGCGGCGTCCGATCTCAAGGACGCTGAACCGAGCGAGCGCCGCATCGACCGTCAACTGCGACGGATGCAGGATCGAGGACAGCGGCTTAAGTTGCACCCTCATGCGTCATGCTGCACCTTCGGCGGCAGTTCCTCGATGGTGATGACCTCCTCGCGCACCACGGCATCGGTCTTCTCGCGCTGTCCGAGGTACTGCTTGCCGAGCCAGATCAGGAGCGGGACGCTGCCGTTCATGGCAAGGTCGACCTGCCTCCCGCGCAATTGCTCCGCGAGTCGGTTTCTGCCACGGGCGACCTCTGCGGAAAAATTATCGCTGACCGTATCTCGGTTCACGCCAAGAATCCCTGCAATTTCCTCGATGGTGCAGCCGCGTGCGGCAAGTTCCTCGACCGAATTTTTCCGCAATTCGGCCTTCGGTCTGCCACGCTTTCTCGGCTCAGGCTTCCGTCGTCTTGCCATTGATCTGGCTCCTGATCTGTGCCGCGACCTCGGCGGCAATGTGCGCTGGCGTCAGCCCGCCGTCCACCCACCAGTCCTCGAACGGACGAAGCTCGCCGTCGATTGCCACGCACACGTCCGGCGCGACCAGTTCGTACCCGGCGTCGCGGAGGATTCCACGCATGGCCGACCTGATCGCGGCGTTGCCCCGGTACAGGTCGTGCTCGACCGTGATGCAGTCGAACCGGACCGCGTCGAGTGGGAGTTTGCACAGCGCCTGTAGCGTCAGGCTGGGCGGCTCAAGGTCGAGAGAGAGGTATCCGATGCGACCGTCCGGCGCGAAGTCGTGGATGATCGCCCTCCAGTCCTGCGCGAAGAAGTCTCCGTAGACCGCGTGCGCCTTGCGCCCGGCGCAGAGCGCGTCGGCGTGCTCGATGTCGCAGAGGATGCCGCTCCACCCGGCGTCCTCAAGCGCCTTCGTATTGCTGATCCTGACAGGCTCGCCAGCGCCGATGTCGAGGTACGTCTTCCTCCGCGCCACCATGAGCGCGAACGCGTCCTGCCCCGCCTGACTGTTCGATGTGATTCGCATCCGTGTTGTCCTTCGTTGCGAAGTCTACTGCTCCGCTTCAAGCTCCACAATGCGCGCGCGCGTCGACACGATGTCCGCGTCGACGGAGCGCACCTCGTCCTCGTTGCCCGCGTCCCACGCGAGGTGGCGCGCCGTCTCGAGGCGCGCGAGTTTGTTCCGCGCAAGGGAGAGTTTCTCAGCGTTCGTCATGGCGTCCCCCTATCAGACGGGAACTTCTTCCCACTCAAGGCGACCGACCGCAGAGAACACGGTGCTGCTCGTCGTGTTCAGGAGCGCCAGCACGCCGCCCGGCGGGACGATGAGGCTACCGTCGAAGACCTCGATGCCGCCGTACGACGGCATCAGCGCCGTTCCGGCGATCGTGCCATAGGTCAGGCCGCTTGGCGAGGTGAAGCCTGATCCCGCGACGATCGTCAGGTTGTTCGTGAGTCCGGTCAGCGCCACATTGCCTGCGAACACCTTGGCGCTCGATCCAGACTGAAGGAGCGTCTTCGCGTTGTACGGGTTCGACCCTGTCGAGATCGAGCCGTTACCAACGGAGAGCGCCCAAACGAACACGCCGGGAGCAGCGCCAGAGGTGAGGTTGTTGGCGACCAGATTCAGCGACGCCTTGTTCAGCGCGAGGTTCTTGGTGTTGCCAGAGGGGTTGTACAGGCCGAGAATCGGGGTGGTCGTCGCGGTGAGCGTGATGGTGTTCGCCGAAAGAGCGATCAGCGATCCGTGCCCGCCGAAGAAGATGTTCCCCTGATAGTTCGCCTCGTAGAAGCCTCCATGCAGCTCCGAGACGATCGTGTCTCCGAGCGCGCCTGAGCGACCGTTCATCAAGGCGTTGTTGCTGCCCGCTGCGGGCTGTCCGACGATGTTCTGGTTGATCATGGCGTGTGTCTCAGTAGGAGTTGAAGCCCGTCACATTGAGCAGGACGCTTGCGCCCGTCGTGCCGGCGGTGTAGTTGAGCGCGGCGTTTGCCGAGCCGCGAAGGGGAGTCGGGAAGGTGAGCTGCTGTGCAAGCGTCATGCTCGCGGGGACGGAGATCGCGATCAGCGTGGCCGACGCGTCTTGGATCGTCAGCGTGGTCGCGGTCGCGTTGGTGTTCTGGTAGGTGATCTGCGTCACGCTCTGGCGGATGTCGGCTCCCTGCGCTGCGCGGATCGCCGTCTGCGTGGCCGTCGTGACGGTCGTGTTGACGACGAAGTCAAGGTCGCCCGGCGCGAACTGCTTGAAGACGAGTTGACCGCTTCGCGAGAAGGTCGCGCGCACCGCGTCACCAGCAACCACGGTCGCGGCGGGCAGCGCGGTTCGCACGATGCCGCCGACAAGCATCGGAACCGTCGTTGCCGCCGAGTCCTCGGCGGCGAGAGTGGACGCGCCGATCGCGCCGATGTTCATCGTCGGGGTCGACTGCGGAGACCAAGCCGCGAACGACTTGAGCGTGACGACCGCAACGGGCGCGCCGCTTCCTCCCGTGGTGACCTGAACGCGGAAGTAGCGGCCAGCGCACGGAAACACCCATTGTCCAACGGCGGTCGCCGTCGTGACGGGAGCCGCAGCGCCTGTCGTTGCCCACCCTGCAACCGCCGCCCAGGTCGTCGTGTCGTTCGAGACTTGAAACGAGATCGTTCCCGTGAATGTCCCCTGAAGCTGCACGACGACGGAATTGAATCCAATCGTGTCGAGCAGGATCACGGTTCCAGTTTGCGCGCCCGCGCGGGTAGCGATGTGCGTTTTACCGTCAGCGGGGACGACCTGACCCGCCTCGGTGAGCGAGAGCGTCGTCGGGGTTCCGTTCTGACCACGGCCCCAGATAGGTTGTGGAGCGTAGTCGTCCTCTGGAACGTCGATGACGACCTGAAGCGGGTCGCTCGCGTTCATCGAGCTCGTGTCGTAGACCAGCGTGAGCAGATTTCCAGACACGCCGCCGTTTCCTGCGGCGGGATCTGCGAAGTTGTAGATGATCTCGTTGTTCGTCTTGTTCGTGATGAGCTTCAGGCGGGTGATGTCGAACCCCTCGCCGAGGAACTCGATCGTCTGCGACGAGGGGTCGAAGACATAACTCGCGCGGTCGAGGACGATGTTCATAGTGCTGCCGCCATTGCGATTGCAAATGCCTTCGAGGAGACGGGGCTTCCGTTCGCCCTGATGCTGGAGCCTGCGGGCGCGACGAGGTTGAGGTCGCCCGTGGCCGACTCGATGGTTGCCGACGTGCCGTCGTGCGACAGGCGGACGAAATGGTTTGCGTTGGCGCTTCCCTCAGCGTAGAGATACAGGGTCGGGTGCGAGTGCGCGGTCGTGGGCTTTCGGTTGCTCGCACCGTTGCCGCTCTGCGACACAAGGCATATCGCCATCGTGTGGCTGATGTTCGGCCCGAACGGCGCGAAGTGGGTCACGCCTTTTCCGACGCCTGTGTTGTAGTAGGTGAGGAAGCACCCCGAGTTTCCGAGGTCGAGCGACTTCGATTGCACGACGGCAAGCGTGTTGTCGAACTGGAATCCAGAGTTTGTGTTCAGCCCTCCGGCACTGTCGATCGTCCCGACCTTCGCGTAGAAGTTGCTGGTCGTCAGGTCGAAGTAGATTCCGAAGTCGCCGCTCGGATGCGGCGCGGGCATGAAGTCGATTCGCCCGTCCGTCGTGTTGCGGATGAACTCGCCGTTCGGAGTGAACGTGAACTGCGCCGCCTTCACGTCCACGCCCGTCGCGTCGAGCGTCGTAGCGGTGACCGACACCGTGTCGGCAGAGTCGTCGATCGTGACCGACGTGCCGTTGCCAGCGCCAGCCGTGTCGCCGAGATACAGCGGGTTCACGCCCGTGTTGATGAAGTAGGGCTGCGGAGCCGTAATGCCCAGCGGGCCGACCGCGACCGAATCGCCGCCCGTCGCGAGCGTCGCCGTCGCCGTGCCCGCGTTGAACGCGAACGCCGCGCTGGTGGTCAGCGCGCCAGACGCGCGGTAGTAGACCTGACCGTCGCTGCCCGGCGCGATGAACTCCAGGGCGTTGCTCGAGGTGTTGATCGAGAGCGGCGACGTGACGCTGATCTGATTCGGCGACTGCGTCAGACCAGACGAGTTGCCGAGAAGCCGAGCGCTTGTGATGTCCTCGATCTTCGCCAGCGTCACCGCATCGTCCGCGATCCCAGCCGTCGCGACCTGCCCGAATCCAAGCGACGTGCCGCTTCGGCGAAGGACGTGGCCATCCGTGGCGGCCGCGATGTCCGCTGGGTTGCCCGTGCTGTTCGCGCTCCTGCCGATCACGGACAGCGCCGCGCTCTCGCGCAGCTTGTCGTCGGTCACGGCGTCCGTGTCGATCGTCCACGTCGCGCCGCTGCCGCTCACGACGATGTCGCCCTTGTCGCCGTCGCTCACGCCGCCCGACGCGCTGCCCGGTTCCCACTGCTGGAGCGAGTCGTTCCAAACGAGCGCCTGCCCCGCTGTCGGCGCGGTCGCCGCCACAGTGCGGCCGCGCAGCCCGTCGACGGTGGGATTCGGATACGACCCGGCAAGGTCGCCGCCCGCCGATCCTGTCGGAATGCTCGTCACACCGCTGATCGTGACGGTCGGCGTCACGGGAGACACCGTCACCGAGTTGACCACAGGAGAGATTGTCAGGTTGACGTTGCTCATCGCGTGACTTCGGGAAGCACCACGAACCCGCCGCGCACGGGCGAGATCACGACCGGAGGACTCGACGCATCGTAGAACTCGATGTCCCACACGCCCGTCGACGGCGCGGCGAGCGCCGCCGTCGCGGTCGATGACAGCGTGACCACCGCGGTAGACGCGGTCGCGCCCGGCGTGAACACGATACCCGCCGCCGGGGAACTCGTCATCGAGAAGATCGTCGCCGTCGACTCAAAGGTT